AAGCAGGTCACAGCAACGGGTGGCGAGGGGCAATGGATTGGTGGAGACTACGTACGTTTCAGATATGGATCTCCTGAAAAAATAGGTGGTTGGTCTCAATTAGGATCGGTTACTTTGACTGGAAGAAACACAGCATTACACCATTTTGTTAATTCTGATGGGATTAAATACGCTGCATTAGGTACTAACAGAATTTTATATATATATTCAGGAGGAGCTTTTTATGATATAACTCCTCTTAAAAGTACAACAACAATAAGTGGAAGTGCATTTACAACAACAAATGGCGACGCTACAGTCACGATCACGTTTGGCAGCTCTCATAACATTTCTAAATACGATATTATTCGTTGTGATAATTTTAGCGTTGCTACCAATTCTAATTTCAGTTCTTCTGATTTTGATGATGTTAATTTTATGGTCGCTACCGTCCCAAGCTCAACGACGATTACCATTGAAATGGGATCCAATGAAAGTGGATCAGGAGCAAGTGGATCAGGAACTATAAGAGTTAAACATTTTTATACAATAGGACCTGCAGTTGAAGAGTCAGCTGCCGGTTGGGGACTAGGATTATGGGGTGGTACTGCATTAGGTGCAGGAACGTCAACTTTAGATGGAGCTTTAACTTCAGGTTCATCAAGTATCGTACTAGCAGATTCAGGATCATTTCCTTCTTCTGGAACTGTCGTAATAGATAGTGAAAGAATTGTTTATACTGCAAATGATACTTCAACAGAAACTTTATCAGGATTAACAAGAGGATCAGATAACACAACAGCTGCATCACACTCTGATGGAGCAACAGTTACTGATGCATCAGATTATACAAAATGGGGTGCATCGCAAACAGGTGACATTATAACTGCACCTGGATTATGGCATCTAGATAATTTTGGTAATAAACTTATTGCAACAATTTCTGATGGTGCAACTTTTGAATGGAACTCCAATGCAACGGGTGCAACATCAATTAGAGCAACAATTGTATCCGGTGCACCAACAGCAACACAATTTACTTTAGTTTCTACTCCCGATAGACACTTAATTGCTTTTGGAACAGAAACTACAATTGGAACTACAAGTACACAGGATGACATGTATATTAGATGGTCCTCCCAAGAATCTTTAACGACTTGGACTCCAACTTCGACGAATACTGCTGGTACTCAAAGACTTGCAGATGGTACAAGAATTGTTGGAGCAATAAGAGGTAGAGATGCAATTTATATTTGGACAGACACTTCCATGTTTATTATGAGATTTGTTGGTCCACCTTTTACTTTCTCTTTCCAACAGGTGGGTACAAACTGTGGACTTATCGGACAGAATGCTGCAGTTGAGGTGGATGGTTCTGCATACTGGATGGGAGAAAATGGTTTCTTTAGATATACAGGTAGATTAGAATCTTTACCGTGCTTGGTTGAAGATTATATATATGATGATTTAGCAACTGTTCCTAGACAACATATTTTTGCAGGATTAAATAATCTATTTGGCGAAGTTACATGGTTTTATCCGGGTAGTGGAGCTGCATCTAATAATAGATCTGTTACTTATAACTATATGGATTCTTCAGCAGAAAGACCGGTATGGACTACAAGTTCTTTAGCTAGATCATCCTGGTTTGATTCATCCATTTTTGGTAAACCACATGGAACTGAGTATGATAGTGATGCAACAAGTGATTCAACAGTTGGCAATACAGATGGTGTTACAACTTATTTTGAACATGAAACTGGAACTAATCAAGTTAAAGCTGGTACAACTTCAGCAATTGCTGCAAACATTGAATCAGGAGATTTTGATTTAGACCAAAAAGGTTTAGGAGGAGACGGAGAATTTATGTTAAAAATTAGAAGAGTTATACCTGATTTTTTAACTCAGACAGGAGATGCAAGAGTGACTTTGAATTTAAAAAACTATCCAACGGATGCACAGGCGAGTTCATCTTTAGGTCCTTTTACAACTACAACATCAACGACTAAAATAGACACACGTGCAAGAGCTCGTGCTATATCTTTAAAAGTAGATAACACTAGTACTACTCAGCACTGGAAATTAGGAACTTTTAGACTGGATATACAACCGGATGGAAGAAGATAATGGCTAGAATTGTACAATCATTAACACAACCACTACCGGAATATGATCAACAGATACAACAATCATTTGTTAGAGACGTAGATAGTGTAGTGCAAAAATTAAATACATCTTTTCAACAAGATTTAAAAGATGAATCAGAAGCGGAGGCTTTCTTTTTAGCATAATGGCAAATAGTTTCGTAAATAAAAAAGTAGATTTGACAAGCACCAGTGCAACAACCTTGTATACTGTGCCTGCTTATGCTACAGCTGTTATTAAATCGATTTTAGTATCGGAAGATTCAGGAAATGCAGATACAATAACAATTACATTAACCGATACAGATGACGCTGTTTTTAGTCTTTTTAAGACTAAAGCTATATCGGCTAATGCAACATCAGAACTGCTATCAGCACCTATAGTCGCCAAGGAGAGCGAAGTAATTAAGGTGACTGCAGCTACTGCAAATAGACTACATGTCGTACTTTCGGCTTTAGAAATTAAGCCTAGAGATGTAACATAAGCTTGATTTATTAATATAAATTGAGTAAGTATATAAACTCAGGTGAAATCCCTGCCTTTAACAATTAATAACATTATGAACAGATCAAGAATGCGAAGACAATTATATTCAGGCGGTGGAATCACCAGTGTACCAAGAGTAAATTTTGGACTAGGTTCTGAGTGGCAAGAATTTAAAGATAAAGTAATAGGTAGAACTAGAAAATTAATCCCGAATGAACTAGCAGATATTGCAAGTAAGGCGGCACCCTTTGTTGCACCTTTTAATCCTGGTATTGCAGGATTGATGAGAGGTATAGGTAGATTAGATAAAAGAGGAAGTTTATCCGATGCTCTTAAACAGGGTCTATTAACTTATGGCTTTGGTAAAGGTGTTGGAAAATTAGGTGGGGCATCAGGTTCAGAAATGGGAAATGTTTTTGGACGTCAAACATATACTCCAGAAGGTTTTCAAGAAAGAGGTTTAGGAAGATTATTTAGTAGAGGCGAGACTCAAGCTGCAGATACTTCAGTTAAAAGTAAAAATGTATTATCAGATGTTGAACTAGCTGAAGAAGGTTTTAGAAATATACCGACAGTACCAACAAGCGGTGACCCATATTCACTTAAAGGCATTTGGGATAAATTTCAGAGTTTACCTGCAGAAGCAAGAACAGCAATCGTTGGTGTTGGTTCCGGTGCAATAGCAGGTATTGCTCAATGGTTTGAAAATCAAATACCGCAAGAACCAGGTGAGACTACAGAAGAATATTTAGCAAGAAGAAAAGTAGCTGTTGGAAAATTAATGAGAGAGTATATGGATAATACTCGTGCTTATGATGCAGAATGGACATCTATGACAGATCAACAAAAAGATGAAACAGTAGCAAACTTTAATTACAATCAAGGTGGAAGAGTTGGATATCAAACAGGTGGTATTAGCATGGCTAATACACTTGCACAGAATATTGCAGCTAACCAAGCGCAAGCAGCTCAAGTTAATAAAATTATACAACAGGCAAGAACTAAATTACCCGGTGCTTCTGGAGCACAAACAACTTCAGCTCCTCAAACTACTTCCGGAATGACAACAATTCCTACGCAACAAGCAGCAGGAGCGGCTGCACCTACAGTACAGACAGCAGGAGTGGCTGCACCTGTAACACAAACTACATCTGGAGTACCTTCTAATTTTGTTGGATTTAGCACTCCAGGAGCACCCCCACCACTAGGATCTTTTCAAGATCCATTACTTGCTAGATATGGAATTAAACAAGCAGATTACTCTAAAATGACTCCAGATGAACAAGATAAACTTTGGAGAAAAATAGATTATGCAGATAAGTATGGAGGAGAGCTTGCGACTACGTATAACATTTTACAAGAAAGAGGAATTGATCCTAGTAAATATAGAACTACTTCATCCTCCGGTTATCCTGAATACGATCGTCTAGGTATAATGGAAGCTATGTTAAGATCAGATGTGGATGAATTATATGGTGAATGGCCAGGCCATGGAAAAACTATAACAGGGCAAGAAACTTTTGATGAACTTCTTGGTCTGGACGACTATTGGAAACAGTTCCGTTATAATCAAGGGGGTAGAGTCGGTTTATATGGTGGCGGAGAAGCAGAAGATAGACTTCAAACAGATGCATCGGATATTACTTATGAAGGTAATATGAGAATGGCTTCTGATATATTAGGAGATGAAAGTGGAGATATTGCGAATGAATTATGGGGCAGAATGTCCAATGAAGAAAGAAGAGAATGGGGAAGTATTGAAAATTATATGAAAAGTGATGATTTTCAAACTATATTAATTAATTTACAAACTAAAAGACAAGCACCACAAGGTATACAAATGGCAGCTCAAGGCGGAAGAATTGGGTATAGATTTGGACATGGACCAGCGGGCATACCAGGAATACCAAGAATGGCACCAGATGGAATGGAATATGATATGAGTCAAAACGGTGGCTTCCAGCCGCTAGGTGCTAAAGAAGGTAAAGATGATGTCAAAGCGAATTTAGCAAAGAACGAATTTGTCTTCACTGCTGATGCTGTAAGAGGCGCAGGTGGAGGAGATATTGAACTAGGAGCACAGAGAATGTATGATACAATGAAGAACTTAGAAAAGAGGATGGCGTAATGGGAGATATGGCACACAGGTTAAGTGAATTAATAAAAAAATTTAACGCAGGAACTATTACATCTGAAGAAGAAAACGAAATGGAACAACTAGAAATAATGCTTGATTATGGACGACCTGGAGAAGCTCAAGGCGGAAGAATAGGTTATCAAACAGGCGGAATAACAGAAACAAGAAATTTACCACCAGAATATATTGAAGCGCTAGGTAAAACATATGCTGCTGATCTTACAAGACAAGCGGGTATACCGTCTATTACTACGGCAACAGCTCAACAACCTGGTGAAACAGCGCAACAATGGCAGCAAAGACAAGCGCAAGCACAACAATACGGAATTACAAAAGCTGGTATGGCTGAACTTGCACCGCAAGTTGCAGCACAAGATCCTTATCAGGCGGCGGCTTATGCACAAGCAGTTGATCCAACAAAAGGACTCGGAGGCTATCAGCCCTATTTAACGGCAGCAGGAACAGCAGCAACGGCAGCAACAGGTTTAACAGGTACGGGAGCAGGAACAGGAGCAGGATCCATTTCTTCTTACATGTCACCTTACCAACAGCAGGTCATCGATGCAACAATGGCCGACTACGATGCACAGGCAGCTAAATCTAGATTAGGTTTAGGTGCACAAGCGGTAGCAGGTGGGGCATATGGCGCAGGTCGTCATGGAATTGCAGAAGCAGAATTTGATGTGTTAAGTAATAGAGGAAGATCTGCTCAACTAGCTAATTTAAGACAAGCAGGATTTGGAGAAGCTTCACAAAGAAGACAACAAGATTTATCAAACCAAATGGGAATAAGTAATTTACAACAAGGTTTAGGTGGAACTCAACAAGATTTCGCTAGAGGACAAATTGCAGGTCTAGGTACATTGGGTGCTACACAACAGGCACAAAACCAAGCGGTGCTTGACGCTCAAAGACAGTTTGCACAAATGGGAGTTCAAGAACCGGTTAATAGAATGAATTTATTAGGTTCAGGTGTTATGGGATTAATGGGTGGAATGTCACCTTATTCAACTAGAATTGGAGAAGAACCAGCTACGCCACAAAGTAGTCCGTTAGCTACAGCACTAGGTGTTGGACTAGCAGGAGCGGATATCTATAGTAGATTGCTACCAAGGAAAGTATAATTATGTCAAGAATATTAAAAAGACCAATGTTTAGAACGGGTGGTACTCCTAACGAGGGTATTATGCATGGATTAGTTAATCGTAGGGGTTATTCTAATGGTACAGAAGCTGAAAGATACAGAGATGAATATATGAAAATGCTTGCAGAAATACAACCTGCAAAACCTAAATTTAACATGGGTCAAATGGGTTTAAATTTAATATCAGGGGAATATGCAGGAGAAGGATTGTTACAAAACATTGCCGGGTCTGCACAAGATCCTTATGCTGCTTTTACAGCAGCAGATGATGCTAGGGGTGGTTTAGATTATCAAAAAAGAATGACTGCTACTACAATGGGTATAAAAAGAGCAGAAGCAGAAGAATTAGCTAGAAGAAAAGCTGCAGGTACTAGTACTATGCAAAAAGATTATACTACAGAGAGAAAAAAATTTATGCTGTTTCAGGAATATACTAAAGATCCTAAAGATAAATTTGGTAAAACTGTGTATAAAGTACACCCAGAAATTATGGCTAACTATGGAAGTTATATCCAAGACGAGGCAATGAAG